CAGACTGCACCTCACGGCCAATCTTCACCGAGTACCAGGTCTTGCCATCTGAGTTCTTGGGAATAATGTCCAGCCAGTGGGTCTTGCCATCTGGCAGCATCACCTTGCCGCGGAAATCAGCGTGCCAGTCTTCGGTTTTCTTTTCGTTTGGCCAGGCAGAGCCTTGACCGGGTTTCATCTCATACGCCATATATCTCTCCTCAAGGTTGTTGGTTAGATTCATTAATCGCTTGGCGATATCTGTCAAAGTCCATCAGCTTTACCTTCTGGTCAGCGAGTGCTTCAGCAATCTGCGGAATTGTATATCCGCGTCTTAACAACTCAAAGGTAAAGTTTTCCAGCAGGTCATGCACGGTCATGTTGCTCCTCCAGGTGAAGTCAAAAATCTGGGCCATGAAAAAGTGGGGAAAATTTGGGAGGTTCCCCCGTACGCGCAGGCCCACGCCGGGGGGGGGTATGCCTCCTTCGCGCACGCGCCACGCGCACGCGTTACGCGCGGGCACACGCGCAGCCGTATAGGTGCCAGGCGATCCGCAGGGGTGTCCAAAAGCATACGAACCTTTGCCTTTGTACGGAATCGCATAGGAGGCTCTAGGCGGGCTTGCGTGGGTTGACCTAAGCAAGGGTAGCCACCCGTGTCTACGGACGGCATAGCGGGCCTGTAATCGCGTCTGAGAGGCATCAGAATCCAGCCACCTCTCCCGCCAACTGCTCGCAGACCTCGGAAAGACGCAGGTGGATGGGCATGGTCTGGCAGGCATCGATGAACCGGGCGCGCTTGACACCGACCTCGCACATGATCGCAGCGCACCTCATGTCAACCTCATCGATAGTTGACCGAACTAATGGAAACCTTTCTTTACTTATCTTTTCATAAAGACTTAAAACCTCTTGTATACCTATGGTTTTCTGTGTTTGGTCAACCTGCAGGTTTACCTTAAGTTGACTATGTAACACCTCTTCATGGTCAACCTGTGGGTTTACTATGGTGGTGTCTTTTGGTGGTGTTTTTGCCTTCGGTTTGCGTGCCATAAGAACCTCTCCGATTGGTTGCAATTGATGCGTTGTCGAGCCCTTCCTGTTAAACATCGAAAAGAGCTCTTTTAGCCTGGCCTTGTTCGCAGCTATCTGCTCTGGCGTGAACTCCTCCTCTGCCTGCATTGCCTGCTGCGTTTCCCTCTTGGCCATCGACGGTGGCCTGGTGTCTTCCTGGCCACTGGTGGCTGCGATTGCGTCTTCTGCCTTGATGCTAGGGTCGTAGATGATCCGCAGCGTATCTGCCCGCTCGCCCCTGAATCCTTTGCTCATCACTTCCAGATATCCCGTGTCTTTGAGCTGCTTGATTGCCTTGTTCACGGCCTGCTTGGTAATGCCCAGGTGATCCGCTATCCGCTGCTGGCCAACCCAGGTGATCCCGGCCTTGTTCGCGTAGCTGCAAACCAGCCCCAGCACTCTGATGGCCAGGTGATGCAGCCGCTCATCGGTGAGCGCAGCCATCGGCACCACCGCGAACTTGCGCTGATCCGGCGGTGCCTCTTTCTCGATGACACGCGGCTTTTTTGGAATCTTAAATTCGATCACTTTCGCTGTTTGCGTTCCCATATCCCCATCATCTCTTCCCGTAACGCCAATCTGGCGGCGATCCCTCTTTTCTCTTCCACAGCATCGAGGTAAGCCACTCTGGTCTTTTTGGAGCGATATCTCTTGAGAACCCAGGCAGCCTCGTAATAACGCCGATGCTCTTCAGAATAATTCCCAACAGCGCGACCGTCAGGCAGATTGACCAGCCGAGCACCAGGGTGAAAACCGCCGCAACCCCGGCAGCGTAGCTTTTCATCTTTTTCTGAGCTCGAATCCAAAACACCCGTTGACCTGGCCGCTCGTTGGTTTGTCAAAGTATCTGCACCAGCCGAAATAGGTCAGCCGGACGTGTCTGCAGTCCGAGCAGCTCGCCTCTTTTGGTTCTCCACGCAGCTCGCGCACTGCCACCGGCGATTCTTGCCCCCGTTGATCACTCTCCATATTCCCCCCTCTTGCGGCCTGCGATCCCGGCAGTGGCTGCACCACCGAGTACCCAAAATCTCTGCCTCACGCGCCGTCGCGTGCCTGTACATCTCGTTTGGCACCTAAGTCCTCCCTCATTGCCTTTATAAGCCAATCTAGCGGCACTACAGCCCGCCATGGCTGCCCACTACGCCTAAACACCACCACCGGCACTGGAGGCTCAAAATCCCCCTCAGAATCGATTCTCGATACCGTGGTGATCTGGGTGGTGACCGCGGCTTCGACCTGCTTGCACCAATCCTCGATGGCCAGCCGCTCCTGGCGTTTGACCTCGATGCAAAACCGGCCTATCTCGATGTCGTAGCCGCCGTCCCTGGCCTGGCCAAGCTTGCGCTTGACCTCGAACCCCAGCTGCTCAGACAAAATGCCGGCCAGCTCACGCTCGCCGACTGCGCCTTTTCTGCGCTTGCCGCGGCCATCCATCAGGCATTCACCTCTGGGATATCCACCACCGGGATATTGGCAATCAGGGCATCTAACCGACCGGCCACCTCGGCGTGCTCGGCTAGGTGGGTTTCGATCAGGTCGTGCAAGATAGCCGTGCGATCCTTCTTTAACTTCTTGCTAGCAGCTGCCAGCAGGTGCCTGGCCTGTGGGCGCAGGCGAAAGTAGAACCCAGAAAACTCAGTTGTTGCCATATATCCCCCCGGTTAAATAGGCGTAAGGATATACCTGTGGATATCTTTCTTGCAATCGGTGCTTGACAGGCAGATATCTCTTGTGGCCAAATCCGTTCTGGGCGCAGATATCTGTGTCCATCAACTACCAAGAATGGAGATTGAGAATGAAAGCAATCAAAACCAAAACAAACCAGCGTGGAATCCAATACGCATTGGTTCAAGACGGAAACACATTCGGTGTTTACAAGCTCTGCGTTAACTACAATCGCCATGTAAAAGGTGGTTTGCAGCAAGCTTGGCGTTATGTGCAAAAGGGTATGACCCTTGAAGCAGCTTCTCAACTTTTCGATCGTCGGGGAGCTTAATCATGGCCAACTACGTTGCCTACTATCGCGTATCCACAGACCGCCAGGGCCAGTCCGGCCTTGGCCTGGAGGCACAGCAAGCAGCTGTGGCCAGCTACCGCGAGAGCATCGTTGCTGAGTTCACCGAAATCGAATCAGGCAAGCTTGATTCCCGCCCGCAGCTCGCAGCTGCTCTTGAGCTCTGCCGCAAGCTTGATGCGTCGATTCTGATTGCCAAGATTGACCGGCTCTCGCGTGACGCTGCGTTTCTGCTCACCCTTCGCAAAGCTGGTGTCGATATCGTCGCAGCTGATATGCCGCACGCCGGCACGCTGGAGTTCGGCATCCGCGCTGTGGTCGCACAGCATGAGCGTGAAGAGATATCTAAACGCACCAAGGCTGCACTGCAGGCTGCCAAAGCCCGCGGTGTTCGCCTGGGCTCACCCAACCCGGCAGCTGGTGGCGCAGTCATGGCCGCATCAGCTGCTGAGTACGCATCGACCGTGGCTCCGATTGTTCGCGCAATTGTGGCCAAAGTCGGTGCGGCATCCCTGCGCGAGATTGCCCGGCAGTTGCAGGCACACAGCGTGCAGACCCCACGCGGCGGCACCACCTGGTCGCCTTCGCAAGTCGCCAATCTGATGCAGCGTATTGCTGCCTAATCGAGGAGAAAAAGATGAAACGCAAGCCCGACCTTTACATCGATCCGCGTACCAACCATGCCCGCAGTTGGCGGGATTCGCTGCCCGTGCAGCCGGCCCAGGAAGACGATCCGCTGTGGCTCAAGATCCTGGCCGTGCTGACCTTTCTGTTTTTGCTGGCCGCAATGGCCATCGTCTGAGGAGATCACGCTATGAGCCAGACACAGTGGATTCTTGAGGAGCTGCAGCGTGGCCGCAGCGTCAGCCCAATCGATGCGCTCGCCGGGTGCCAATGCTTTCGCCTGGCAGCGCGTATCCAGGAGCTGCGCCTGCGTGGCCATAACGTGGTCACCATCATCGTTAAACGCAATGGCAAGAAGTACGCCACCTACCGATTAATCAGGAGCAAAGCATGAAGAATTACGGAAAAGTCACCCCGGACGATCAGGCCAGCGGCTCGATGCTGCCTGCGATCCTGGGCATCAGCGAGTACCAAAGCCAGAACGACGCGCTGCAGACCTGTATGCGCGCCATCGATGGCCTGGAGCGCGAGGATATCTCCAACGAATCCATGAGCTGGGGCAATGAGTTCGAGGGCCGCATCCTGGTGCGCGCAGCTGAACGCCTGGGGCTCGATAACCTGGAGCTCGACCATGAGGCCGCCTATCACCACAAGACGCTGCCGCTGGCCGTGTCGCTCGATGGCACAGCTGATGGCAAGGGGCTGGTGATCGAGAACGATCCCGACCAGGGCATCTACGTCATGGGCGCGGGCTCAATCAAGCTTGATGGTGTTGGCATCATGGAGGCAAAGCTCACAGCATCCGAGGCAGAAGACGCGCCACCGCTACACCGCGGGCCGGTGCAGCTGCAGGCACAGATGGATTGCTTTGGGGCCACCTGGGGCGCAGTCTGCACGCTGTACAAGGGAACTCGGCTGCGGATCTTTTTGTTCGAGCGGCACCAGGGTACGCTGGATCTAATCGCCCAGGCCGTGGCCGACTTTCAGCGCAGGCTGGATATCTACCGCGACAGCAAAGTCATCGAGTGGTACCCGCCAAAAGATTCAGCTGATGCCAATCGGATGTTCCCGATGGGCGCAGACGATGAGCCGGTGTACCTGGGCGAGGAGGAAGACTTCTGGGCGCATGAGATCCTCCGCTGCAAGGCCGAGATCAAAAAGCTAGAAGACAACTTGGACGACGCTGAGAAAAAGCTCAAAGAAATTTTGGGCGAAAAAACTTGCGGCATCACAGGCAAGTACGAAATCTACTGGCCCATGCGGCACTACGCAGCGCAGCCGGAGAAGATTACGCCGGCCAAAGAGGCCCGCGTGGTGCGCCAGTCCACACTCAAGATCAAGGTGCGGAAATGAGCGACCAAAAACTAATGAATGCACGGCTGCAGGCGGCACTCAAACTGCAGGCTCTGTGCTTTGACGCTGCCAATCGAACACCCGGCAGATTTATGAATCGCGACCGGGCCATGGACGTGGTCGATGCCATGGTCGCAGTGATGCTTGAGGCCATCGACCTTTACGCAACCGAGGAGAAAACAAAATGCAAGTAACC